TTATTTGTCGAAGTCTAGTTTAACAAGAAACCATTTGTCTTCTATGCGCTCCATTACTACGATGTATTTTGTGCGGATCATCGCGCCAAAATCGTTTTGCGAGTCAACAAAAGAGGTGACTTGATACTGACTGTCGTTTATTTTTTGGATACTGGATTCAGCTACACTCGCAAATTTGGCCGTAGAAGGTGCCTTTAAATTCTGCTGTACATACATCTGTGAGGAAACAAATGCGTCAATTTTAATATCAGGAGCCGTTTTTTCATGATTTATTCCCCAGGAAAGAAAGGCGGATAATACAATTATAATTAAAAGCACACAACCGCATCCAGTTGATTTTTTTCTTTTTTCATCTTTTGGTTCACTCATTTTTAAAATTCCTCCTCATCTTTTAACTAACGTCAACATGCAATTTGTCGGAATCTTCTTGTTTTTTTAATCTCTCTTCCTCTTCTTCTATAAAAGGCTTAAAGCAGTATTCGAACTGCTTTTTGGCCCAAATCCTTGTTTCTTGGTCACTTTGCATCATCTTGCGTAATAAAATAATCATACGTTCCAACTCGGGGTCTTCGATGACTTCGAGTTTTTTTATTTCCTTTCCCGTCAACAACCAGTCTATAGAACACTCAAATTTTAGAGCTATATTTTTCAAGGCGATTGCGCCGGGTAGCGATGAGCCAGACTCCCACATGCCAACATTACCAGCAGAAACACCTATGGCATTGCCAAATTTAGCTTGGGAGAGGCCTGCCTTTGAACGTATTTCCTTTAGTCGATTAACAATATCTTTTTTTTCTTGATCAGCATCATTATCTATGTTTATTATACTCAAAGCCTCACCCACCTTCCATAAAAAATAGAGTAATAAATTGACAACACTCTATTTTTAGAGTAATATTTCAGTATAAGTAAATGTGTATACCTAGAAACCCGAAAAACTTCCCCGTTCTGGTACAACGGGGGAGAGAAAGGAGTCTAAAATATTCCATATTATGGGTATGCCCAAAAAACAGGTGTTTTAAAACATTTATAAGGAGGAAATTTACATGATATCAAAAGAGAGAGAAGATCTTGCTCGATTTATCAACGGGAAACCAAACAAGCGGCTCCAAAAAATTATTGATACTGCGCCGGAGTGGATACCAAAGTACGAAGCCAAGGTTCGCGCCTTTATGTGGGGCACTCTTTATCAGGAATCGCAGCCGGCCGGCCAACTTGTTCATGTGGAGCGCGAGTAAGAATTAAAAGACAGTAAGCCATTGCCGCAAATTCCGGCCAAACAAAACCAGCAAGTCCTGCCTGATCAAGATCATCCATAGTTTGAACAACTGTATTACAACGGTGAACCAACAGCGCCTGCATGAGCGGCGTTTGCGAAGAAAGAAGTCTCTTTCTTGCCTCGGAATTAGGGCACCTCAGAGCCTTAAGAATCAGGTCGTCTACTTCTTTTGCATGCTGAATAGCAAGCCGAGTCTGTTCCTTTTCAGTGTGCTCCCTCGAAAACTGATTAAAGTAATTTGTCCTACCCTCTAACAAATCGTGTATAATCACAGCATTCCAAAAATCATCGACCATCTTATTAAGGTATTCAGGTTTTTCAAACCTATTACGCCCTTTGTTTTTCATACGCAACCTCCCACGTAATTTAATTTATCTTTCTTATCTTTCCGCTAAGGCGTGACCGTGAAGGCCGGTCAGGGGGAGATGCGTCTCCCCTCCAGTTCAAGGAAAGGAGGTGAAACATATATGGCAGGCACTCAATACGAACTGCCGGACGGGCGGGTTGTTTTCGCCAGCGCAGGACTTGGACAAGATGTATTCATGTCTTTTACCCGCAGGGAAAGCGGAGGGCTGCAACGGTATGTATCCAAAGCCCTGCCAATCCGCAAAAGTCTGAATGAAGCCCAAAAGGACCTTGATTCTTACGCGAAAACCAAAAAACTAAAGCCTGTCGGCTTGGTCAGGTTGAAACCTTTCGACCCAGAACCGGCAGCATGAAAGGAGGATTAACACCATGACACCCAATCAGATCCGGGCAGCAATGCTACTGAAAAACGTTAGACCTGCAGATATTGCCCGGCGGCTCAACGTTACGCGCGGCGCGGTTTCCAACGTTATCAGCGGGTTGATAGTCAGCCAACGTATCCGCGAGGCGGTCGCCGAGGCCATTGGGAAAGAAGTTGACGCCATTTGGCCCCTGTCGGCAGCGTGATATTGAAAGCGAGGTGAATCCGTGGATATATGTAAGGACTGTAACAGCGCCATGGACCGTGCTATCGGCCGCTTTTACCGGCAGGTATCAGACGAACCGTTATACATCTACCGGGCAAGCATTGAACGCCGGCCGTTTTTCATAGTCTTTTCAAAAAACGAGTTAAAAACCTACCGGCTGCCGCTTCAAAAAGCGGCCATGGTTATTGGTGATTCTGACTCCCTGCGGGATTCTAAGCGTAGGTTGCAAGCACATGATTTAGATAAAAGAACACGATTGCAAATTAAGGCAATCAAAGGAATGCACCAATATTACCAAGCGCAAGACGCGCTGGAAAAGCTAAAACGGGGCGGCGATGAATCCGCCGAAGATGCTCAGTGTGTGGTAGCAGAGAGCAAATAGGCAAAAAACCACCCCATTCTAAAGATAATTCAACGATTCCAAAATAATTCCTTTATAAAAGTGGTTTAAAAATACTCACACATACAGTATAAAGCCGAGAACGGAGGTGCGCAATGGCTAGGCGATCACGAAAAACAGACTCGACCATGGAAAACCAGATTTCTCTTTTTGACATGATCGAGGATATCCAGTTTAAAAAATTAGACCCCATTCGTCAGCCTGATTACCAAGTAGAAACAAAACCGTTTGGCCTTCGAGTAAAAGAGGCCGTCTCCGAAGCCCTAAAAACAAGCGCGTACAAACGCTGGGAAGTCGCAGGACGAATGAGTGAATATCTGGGAGTGGAAATTACCGAAGCGATGCTTAACTCCTGGACAGCCGAATCTAAGGAAGGGCATCGTTTCCCGGTTGAGTTCTTGCCGGCGCTCTGCCTGCAGACCGGAGACTATTCGCTATTAGAAATGCTGGTAGCGGCATGTGGCTGCCGGATGGTCAAATCAGATGAAATCTATCTCCTGGAGTTAGGAAAAATCAAGCAAGCCCAGCGTTCATTATCCAAAAAGGAAATGCAACTGCAAAAAGAATGGGATCGCACGCGCGGCGTCCAGAAACCGAGGTGATGCGACATGATTCTATGTATCGGCATCATACGCCACGGAGTAAAAACCGTAACATATATTCAAGACGGGCGCGTAATACTTAAAACCACATTAAGCCAACCGCCGCGCCCCCCCAAGGGAACTGCCGCAAAACGACCGAGTGATGCTTATGTACAATGAGGCATTAACGGTCAAAGAAGTTGCTAAGTTGCTTGGGGTTTTAGAAAGAAGGATTCGGCGCCGAGTCGAACGAGGTGAATACCCGAACGCTACCCGCGAGAAATCCAATAAAGGCGGCAGTGAACTTATCAAAATTCCGCTTTCAGACCTGCCCGATGATGCGCAAACGTCCTATTTAAGGCAAAAAGGGCTTATTCAAAACCAAATTCCAGACGATGGCGGCGAATTCGCCAAGGCCCCGGAGACAAAACGCAATGTGGCCCTGGAACGCCTTGGCATTCTGCAAGCATGGGACAAGTACCTTTGGGACAATCGGGAGCGGGCGGAAAAGACGAAGCTGAGCGAAGAATTTGCAGCGGCAACCAGCCTGCCGAACGGCAAGCGCGTATCCATGAAAACCCTGTACCGCTGGCAAAAGGACTACCGCGAAAACGGACTTTGTGGCTTATTGCCTGACTGGGGGCGGCGCGATGATCGGCACTCCATAGATGATGCAGCCTATGAATATTTTTGTGCGCTGTATCTTACGGAGAAAAAGAGATCCGTCCGGTATTGCTACGACCTGTTAAAGAGCAAGGCGCTTGAAATGGGCTGGTTAATTCCCGGCTCGGTAAAAACGCTGCAGCGAATTGCCAATGAAATTCCCGAAGCGGTGCGAGTTGCCGCTTGCGACGGTAAAAAAGCGGCTTACGACAACTGCCTGCCGTACACCGAGCGGGACATAGAAAGCGTTAAAGGCAATCAAGTGTGGGTCGGCGACCATTTTATCGGAGACTTTTTCATCGCCGGACCTAAAAAGAAAAAAGACGGCGGCACAATCTGGACGCGCCCCTGGTTTACCATGTGGATGGACTTTCGCAGCCGGAAGATGGTTGGCTGGCATATTGACTTCACCCCGTCCACCGGAACAATCATTGCGGCGTTTGCCAATGCCGCTCTAAATCCCAATATTGGGCTGCCGCAAGAAATACTTACCGACAACGGCCGCGACTATTGTTCCAAAGAATTTGCTGGCCGAGGCCACAGAAAAATTGCGGACGAACAAGAAGAACGCCGGGTCAAACCACTAATTGAACACCTGGGCGTTGGTGCACATTTTGCCATTCCAGAAAACGCAAGAGCCAAGCCGATTGAAAGAGAGTTTAGAACTTTTGCCGAGCATTTTTGTAAAGAGTTCGCCTCCTATTGCGGCTCCCGCCCGGAGGCGCGGCCGGAAGACTTGGAAAGCACTCTTAAAGGATTGCCGACATATAACCTCACCATGGACGACTTAAAGCGGCTTTTTTCGGACTGGGTGCAGTATGTGAAAAACAAACAAGTATCCGAAGGCAAAGGACGCAAAGGAGAATGCCCCGATGAGACATTCGCCAGGACGCGGCTGCCGCTTCGGCTGGCTCCGATGGAAGCCATGCGGCTTCTCTTCCAGCGCCATACCCAGGCGGTCAAGGTCAATCGGTGCATGGTCAAATTCCGTGGTCAAAACTATTTTCATGCCGACTTGGCGCTGCATAAGGACAAACACGTATATATCCGATACCGCGAGGAAGATTTAAGCGTCGTCAGCGTCTATAGCTTAAAAGATGAATGGCTGCTCGACGCGCAGATCACCAGCGCCCTGCCGGCTTTCGGAGCAACGCCGGAGCAGTTTGCAGTCGAGGGGGCCAAAAAGAAAGCGGCACGAGAAAAAATCTACAAGCACCCGAGCATGCAAGCCGCCAAGAAAACAAAGGTAGACAGCCTAGAGACGGAACTTGCCCGCCGCAAGCGTCTGGCATCGCCGGAAACGCCAGCCGACAATGTGGTCATTCCGGTAGCTGTCGGACAGAACATCCTCGATTCCGCACGCCAGCAAAGCGGTCGGAAATCACGGCGTAAAATCGACATTATGAGCGTATTGAGCAAAAATTAACGGAGGTGCATCATGTTAGCAAATGCAATGGTTCAACAGGAGGCCACTATCGACATCCAGGCGGTACGCGAAAGCCTGAAAACATATATTGAAACAACCGGAAAAACCCAGTCTGAAATAGCCAGAAGCGTAGGCGTTTCCGGCTCTCGAATCAGTCAATTCTTAAAAGGAACTTACCCTGGAGATAACGAGCAGCTAGCCTATTCCCTGCAACAAATGATGAGTGTGGACACGCGCCGCCAGCAGACGGTAAAAAAGCCGGGTTTCGTTGTCACCACTACTGCCAAGGAAGTGGCCACAGTGGCACGCTACACCCATGAACATACAGATATCGGCGTAGTTTACGGGCCGGCCGGCATCGGCAAAACCATGGCGCTGCAGCAATACGCACAAGAATATCCATCCGTTGTTTTTATCACGGTGGACGTAACAACATCTAGAGCCAAGGCGCTGCTGGAGGAAATTGCAGATAAAATCGGCACAAAATCGTCGGGCACGCAGGCCGCCATTAAACGCGGCATTGTATCCGAGCTGCGCGGATCGGGGCGCATGGTCATTCTTGATGAAGCGCAGCACCTGACCTATGAAGCGCTGGAAGCCTTACGCACCATCTTGTACGACGCCTGCGGAGTTGGCATTCTGCTTTGCGGTAATGAAACCATCTATTCCAACATGGTCGGAAAGCGAAACGCCCCGTTCGCGCAGATTTTCTCCCGCGTTGGCATCAACCGGGGCATAGGGAAAAAGGTTAGCCTGGAGGATATCCGAAAGATTGTATGTCAGGATCTACCTGTATCGGAAGAATGCGTGCAATACTTCCATTCGGTAGCCAACAGCAACGGCGGAATCCGCCTGGCGGTGAAACTGTTCGTGCTGGCCTGGGAAACCGCCAATCGGATTGGCGAGCCTATCAATTTGGACATTCTCGCGTCGGCATCGGAATTTTTGATGCAGCATAATGCGTAAGGAGGCGGCCGGCATGATTCGGATACCGAAACGGAACACCTGCGAAATTACAAACCTATGGATTCCCAGCATCGCCATTCCTGCGAGCCGTTGGGAACGGTTGCGGAGGTGGCTAAAAACATGGATGTAAAAAAGCCGATTGTGTACGCTGATGCCACTATCATCGAAACCAACGGGAGCGGCCAGGATGTCCTTAAAGTTATTGAACTGCTTATCATAGAACAGATTCATCAAATGAACCGGTGCGGCGTGTCGATACAGACAGGAATACTCCTGTTTGAAGGCATGATGGCCAACATAGCCGCCAACCTGTCAGAGGCAAGGCTTACCAACCGGCAAGTAAATTAAGAAAGCGAGGAATATATTATGACTAGAAAACGATTCACAGAACCAACATTGAAATCCTGGGAGGAAGTAGACCTCCACATGAAGGAAATCGGCGAACTAGAGCTTGATTTACTAAACATCGAAGGAACCATGAACCAGAAGATTTCAGACGCCAAACTGGAAGCTGAAATAGAAGCCAAACCACTCAAAGACCGCAAAGAGCTTTTGGCCCGCGAAATAAAGGACTTTGTAGAAAACCGCCGCTGTGAAATTATCGGCAAGACCAAAAAAATGAACTTCGGTCAGCTCGGATTCCGCCAAAGCACAAAAGTGGTTATCCCTAAAGACCAAGCGAAGGTACAGGCCATTATCGCCGTCCTTAAAGCCAAGGATATGCTGGATTGTGTCAGCATCAAAGAAGATGTAAACAAAGATGCGCTGCGTGCCTACCCCGATGAAGTAATTGCCGCTGTGGGAGCCAGGAAAAAAGTTGAGGACGTATTCTGGCTGGAGCCGGATTACGAAAAGCTCAAATGATATGCAAGCGCTGCGGCAAAGAAATGATTCGCGGCTACAGCCGCCAATACCGCCACCAGGTTTATCTTTGCGTGCGCTGCGGCTGGGCGGCTTACCTGGACTATAATCGCGGCCGGACTATCGTAATCTGGCCTGGAAGACCACTGCGGAGGTATATAGCATGCGGACAGTAAATAAACGGGATTTCGGACTGACGAACAAGCAGCTTGCTCTTGTACATCTTGCCAAAAAGGAACTTGGATTAACAGAAGACGATTATCGCAGTGTGCTGCAGCTCTACGGCGGAGTTGATTCTGCCAAGCACCTGCGCCTGGATGGCTTTGAACGGGTGATGGAACAATTTGAACGCCTGGGGTTTAAAAGTACGGCGGGTAAAGGCTTCAAACAGCCGTGCCACGCGAAGAGCCGCGATGCGGACGGGAAACCTTACCCGGCCCAGCTTCATATGATCCGGCATCATTTTGAACAGGTTGGTTTCACAGAAACGGAGCGGCAGCAAGGATTTTGCCGCAGAATTATTAAAAAACCGTGGCCGCAAACAAGGGCGGAAGCGAACAAAATCTTTGAAGCGCTCAAAGCTATGCTTGCCAGGGGATACAAACCACAGTAAAATAAAAGGTGGTGAATTTTTTGATTGACGAAGAAGTAAAAAACAGACTGCGCGAAAACGTCGGCCTTGAAGACTTGCGCGAGCTGTCGCCGGCGCTCATGCAGGCGGTTGATATTATCGGTCTTGAGCGATTCGTCGACTTATGCTACGTCATTGGCGGCCTAAGTATTTATGTACCGAAGTTTGAAAGCATTGTAGCGGCCGCGCGTGACAGGCTCATCTTGAAGGAGTTTAGCGGATACAATTACAGCGAACTGGCCATGAAATACAGCATCTCGGAAGTATGGGTCAGGCAGATTGTGGCCAAGGCGAAATTCGAGGAAAACTCCATTTCCCTGTTCGGAGAATCCGATACTAAAGTTTCCTAGAAAGTGGCTTTCAAAACGGCGTATCGCAAGAAAAATACAAAACTGCTATGAATGTAAACTTTATACAGAACCATTGTACAATTCCAGTGTGGACCAAATCCGCACTGGAATTTTTATTTTACACGAAAGGATGATAGATATGGCTGAACAGGAAAAAGACCTCATCGCCCAGGCCGAAAACGAAGTGGCGAACCTGCAGCAGGAATACGCAGCGAAACTCTCCGTCGCCCAAACTAAGCTGGAGGAATTGCGAAAAAATGCGCAACAGGCGGCCGATGAAGCTGCAGCAGAAATCCATGAAGCAGCCGACGCTGCAGAAGAAACCTTCCGGGCTAAATACGGCATTTCCTTGGCGGTTTACTTGACGCTGCTGCTGCCGCAAGCAATCATACTCCTGCTTGTGCTCTTCAAACGATGATGCGCATTGTAAACGCCCTATGCTGGCCGCTGCTGTGCATAAAAGTGCTGGCGGCGGCCGGCGTTGCGGCTATTGCAAGCGCATTGCGGCGCGGCTTTGATTTCGCAAAAAGCAATATGCTCGAAATCGTATCCACCATGTTTATGGTGATCTGTGTTTTGTTCCTGGGAGGCTGGCTTTATAACAGCTTTAAAAAAGGGGACTGCGACCTTCCGGTGCTGCTGCAGGGAATGACGGCTTTATGCGGCGCTGGCGTTCTGGCTGCCGTGAAATACATTACCGATTCCGTGAAAAATTCCCAAAACGGAACAATGCCTTATGAGAAAAGGAGTGAATAAAATGCGAGAACTTGGAGAATTAAGCGCAAAATACGAATCCTGCGGTGACCCCGCCTCTGTTTCCTGCTCATCCGGCGATGCCGGCGGCGTATCGTATGGAGTATATCAATTTGCAACAAATTGCGGCGTTCCGCAGGCGTTTGTTGATTGGCTCCAGGAGCAGCCGGAACCATGGGCCAATTATGGCAGGGTGCTGGCATCGTCCGGTCAGCCGGGAGAACTTACCTTCTCCGCCTGCTGGAAGGATATTGGTGAAACCGATCCTGTAGGGTTTGGTCAACTCCAGCACGATTATGTGAAAGCGGTGTATTACGACAACGCCGCACAGCTCCTGCGCGAGCAGTTCGGCTTTGAAATTGAAAGTCGAAGCGAAGCCCTCAAGCAGGTATTATGGTCCCGTGCGGTTCAATATTCGGCTCACTGGATGCCGGAGCTGTTTCAAAATGCAGCCGACATGGCCGAAAAGTCATTAAATGAAATTGACGACGCCGACCTCATTGCCAATATCTACGAAGTGAACCTCACTGATCCGAGCTGGACAAGCGGCTCCCCTTCTCTTCGCCCTGGTCTTTTTAACCGCTTTGAAAACGAGCGTGCAGAAGCGCTGGCGCTGCTGCGAGAAGAGCGTGGCGAGGGGTGAGTGACTTGCAAGAGACGCATAGCGGTGTTTCAGTTGACTTACAAAAAGCGCTTATTGGCGTTGGAGTTGACTTGCAAGGGGCGTTTAACGGGTTTTTAAAGGGTATTGAAGACCAGTTTAACAGTCTACGCGACTACCTCAAGGAAATCATGGAATCCGGCTGGTGCGGCTATGACCGCGCCGGCCGGTACTACATAGCTCCTTGCGGCGCGGCGCATCGCTGCAAACGGCGCGGGTGGACTTGTCCGTTCATTGGAGATTGCGGGCGTATTCCATCGGCAAGACAAAAAGCTCGGCAGCGCCTATATATTGTGGAGTGGCAGCGAGTAGGCCAAAAAGGACTGCGCAAACAACAATTGCTAAAATGCTTCACCCGCTATTACGGGCGAATGCATGCACGAAATAAACCGAAAAAGAACGGAGGTGCAGCACATGAACGAAAGAGAACTGGCGCGGGATGTATACAACCAGATAAAAAATAGTATCCCCTCTCCCTCTTGTCCATGGAAAGCACTAGCTATTACGGCGGTGATATCGCTTGGGATTGGATTGGGAGTCGGCTTGTACTGGTCTGAATCCAATCGACCGGCCATCCAGCCCGATGTGACGCTGTCGCAAGAAAACGCAAAAAAGCCGGAAAAAGTCCAGGAGGCAGCAGATAAAGCTGGCATTCCCCTGACTGACGGCCAGGCGGAAGAAGCTGCGCACAAGATTGCGGCTGCGACAAAACCGGATCATACGGTGGAAACGAACTGGGCGAATTTGCGAACGACTGTAGAAAAAGAACGCAAGGCCGCCGGAGCGGATTTCGCTATTATCACGGACCCGACAAAACCGAAAACGGCACCAAATTTGGACGGGCCAATCAAAAGCGAGTTATCCAATGAACAGTCTCTTACTACCGGAACCGACCCTAACGACCGCATCCAGCTCAACCAGTACAATATCCAAGCGTACAAAAAAAGTATGGATGTGCTTACCATTGCCACCCGGAGCCTGGGGTACAGCCATTTGCGAAAAGTTGATTTACCAAAGATACCGCTTCTTCTTCCGAAAGGTGGAGTTGGCTATGCAGGACCTTATATCGGAGTGCAGCATAACGGCCTTGAACACCTCGGCAAAGACATGCGCTTTGAACGAGTGGAAGCCGGGATTACCGTTGCATTCTAGGGAGGTCTGACATGATTGATACGAATACAGCATGGAATATAGCTATTACCATTATCCTCTTTTTCCTTTCGGGTTTCGCTGGCGTCATTGGGTACTTTTTGAAAGACATCAAAGATGGAATCAAAGAAAAGCAAGACAGCCACGACAAGGCCATTGAGAAGGTAAAAGAGGACTTTTCCGCTTTTAAGGCACGAATGCCGCAGGAATATGTCATGAGGGATGATTTCCTCCGTGCCATTTCCAACCTTGAATTCAAATTTGATAAGGTGGCGACAGATATCACTGAAATTAACAAGAATGTGAGCAAGCTGCTTGCCGCAGGGGGCGAAAAAACATGAATAAGTTAGAAAAGCAGTTGTCGCGGGAAATTCGCGGCTACATCTTAAAAATGCTCGACATTAACTACCCTTACCCTTCCAGTGACCATCTTATCGCGGAAATCTTAACCGATGCCCAGTATATCTGCTCGCCGGCACAGGTTAAAGTACACCTGGCCTACCTGGCGGAAAAAGGATATATCGAACTGGATACTGTGTCGGTGGAAGAGCTCGGGACCCGCTGTCTGGCCAAACTCACCGTCAAAGGCAAAGACCTTTTGGAAGGCAGCATCGCTGCCGATCCGGGCGTGACTGTCAATGGCTAGAAGAAGTCACCCGAAAATCGAGGATTTACCGCAAGAACTGAGGGAAGCCGTACACAAGAAGATTACGGAAGGGTACACCTACCGGGATATTGCCGATTGGATCACCAAGCAAGGACATGGCATATCAAAAAGTGCAATCGGCAAATACGGAAAGAATTTCCTATCCAAGTTGGAGCGCCTGCGCATTGCAAGAGAACAGGCCAAGACCATTGTCGCGGAGGCAAAGGACGGCCCGGCTCTTGAAATGACAGAGGCAGCCAACCAAATGGCTGTTCAGATTATCTTGGAACGGCTAATCAATATGGACGATCTGGAAAACGCCAAGTCGACCGAGGTATTAAAGGCGCTGGCGCTTTTGGAGAGATCCGCCGTCCAGCGCGAAAAGCTCAAGTTTGACTTTAATCGCGGCGTAGATGCCGCCGAGGAACGAATATTGAGTCGGCTGCAGGCGGAATTGTCCAAGCAGCCGGAACTACTGGATAAAATTGCGGTCGCGGTAGCTGCAGCTGCAAAAGAGGTAAAACAGTAAGCGAGGTGATGTACATGGCAGGTTCAATGTTAGAGCGCATTGCCTCCGGCACTGGCACAATAGCGATAACGCCGGAAATTGAACGGCTGCGCAATAATTACATGGCCTATGTCGAGCATGTGCATCGCGGCAAATGGAAGCCAGCCAAGCATCTGGAGTATGTTTGCCAACATATTGAAGCCGTGGAACGCGGCGAAATTGAACGGCTGATTATTTGCCTGCCGCCCCGGCACTCCAAGAGCCAGACGGTAACAGAAACGCTGCCGAGCTGGTTTATTGGCAAGAATCCCGACAGGCGGGTCATTGAAGTAAGCTACGGAGCCAGCTTTGCGCAAAAATTCGGGAATTCAAACCGGCGTAAGGTGTCTGAATTCGGCAGTGAAATATTCGGTCTGAAACTTGACCCGACGCAAAATACAAAAACAAACTGGTTAATAAACGGTTATGCGGGCGGCATGATTTCGGTCGGTATCGGCGGCTCTATCACGGGTGAAGGCGCTGACCTTCTAATTGTGGATGACGTCGTGAAAAACCGGCAGGAAGCTGATTCGGACACTGTCCGGGAGCATATTTGGGACGAATGGACAGGCACACTGCTTACCCGTCTGCATCCTGGCGGCCGCATCATTATTATCATGACCCGCTGGCACGATGACGATCTGGTTGGCCGTGTCCTAAAACAAGCCGAAGAAGACGGCGAAGAATGGACTGTAATTAATCTGCCCTGCGAGGCGGAGGAAGACGATCCGCTCGGCCGCGCGGTCGGCGAACCACTCTGGCCGGAACGTTTTGGCCAAGAATGGATGGAGAAAAAGAAAAAAGCGGTCGGAAGCCGCGACTGGTCAGCATTGTATCAGCAACGGCCGCGACCGAAAAATGAAGATAAAATGTTCCGGCGAGAATGGTTTGAGATTGTACCAGATTGGCCGCGTAAAGCCCGGTCGGTTCGCTACTGGGATCTGGCCGCGACGGAAAAAAGCGCCAAAAACAGCGACCCGGATTTTACATCCGGCTGCCGCATGGCGGAGCTGGACGGCATTTATTACATCATCGACGTGCGCCGCGCCCGCGCTTCTCCCAAGGGCGTAGAGGACCTGGTCAAACAAACCGCCGACTTGGATGGTATTGGAGTTTCTGTCTACATTGAGCAGGAGCCTGGCTCCGGCGGCAAAAACACCATCGACCACTACCAGCGGCAAGTATTAAAAGGCTATAGTGTTTACCCTGACAAAAAAGTGGTGGACAAAATTCAGCGAGCGCTGCCGCTTTCCGCTGCTGCGGAAGCAGGAAACGTAAAATTGGTGCGTGGAGCATGGAACAAGGAATTTCTAGATGAAGTGGAGTTGTTCCCGTTCGTTAAACATGACGACCAGACCGATACGGCTTCCGGGGCAAAAGCCATGCTGGATAGTGGACGATTCGGCCTGCTGGATTATTACAAGGCTCTGGCCGAGCAGGCCAAAGCAAGAACTCGTTGAAGGGAGGATGGACATGGCAGAAATATTCTCGAAAATCGTAGCCGGTTTCCAAGGTTTTAAAGCTGGTTTTCAAGGCCGCCAGCAAACGCAGTCCGGGCAGCCACCATGGTCCCCTGGAGAACCGCAAGCAACAACCGAGCCGGCAGGGACTCAGCCGCTGCAGTGGCAATACCCGTGGGGGTATAACTTGCGAAACGCGCCGCGCCCTGATGAACCGGTGAGCTTCGCGCAGCTTCGGGCGCTGGCTGATAATTACGACTTGCTGCGTCTGGCCATTGAGACACGCAAGGACCAAATGGAAAGCCTGGACTGGACGATTGTTCCCAAAAACAGAAAAGACAAAAGCCGCCAGGCTGATATTGACCTCGTGACGGAACTGTTTCGCCGCCCGGACAGGAACCTTCCGTTTCGGCGATGGCTGCGGGCGCTCCTGGAAGACATGCTGGTTATTGACGCGCCGTCCATTTATCTGCATAAAAACAGAGGCGGCGGCATTTACAGCCTGGACTTGGTGGACGGAGCCACTATTAAACCGATTATCGACCAGACCGGCCGCAAGCCAGCTCCGCCCCTTCCGGCTTACCAGCAAGTGCTTTATGGATTGCCGGCCATACCTTTAACCACAGAAGAACTGCTATATATGCCGCGCAACGTTCGCACCCACAAAGTATACGGCTTTGGGAATGTCGAGCAGATCATTATGACAGTTAACATCGCACTGCGCCGGCAGTGCTACCAGCTTGGGTACTACACCGAGGGCAACGTCCCTGACGCTTTTATTTCGTGCCCGGAAAGCTGGGGCGTACAGCAGGTCATTGAGTTCCAGGCGTATTGGGACTCGCTGTTTTCGGCAAATACCAATATACGCCGCCGCGCCCGCTTCATCCCCAACGGAACCAATCCGGTTTTCCCGAAGGACAATCCGCTGAAAGACGAATATGACGAATGGCTGGCGCGGATCATCGCCTATTGCTTCAACCTCCCTCCTACCGCCCTGGTTAAGGAGACGAATCGGGCAACGGCGGAAACGACCCAGGAAGCCGGTAAGGCCGAGGGACTGACGCCGCTTAGAAATTACGTCAAGGAGCTTATGGATTTAATCATCCAGGACTATATGGGCTTGACGGAGATTGAATTTGCCTGGTCGGAAGAAGAGGTCAACGACCCTCTGAAACAAGCCCAGGTAAATCAAATCTATGTCGGCATGATGGCTTTAACGCCGGACGAAGTTCGCGAGCAGATCGGCTGGGAACCAATGACCGAAGAGCAAAAAGAATCGCTTCGATCCATGCAAGCCGCGTCTTTGTTTTCGTCGATGAGCCAGGCTGTGCCTGGCGAAGAACCGCCAGATGATGAAACGGCAAAGCTGGCCAAACGCCTGGGAGCCATGTTGGCTAAACGAGATCCGCCGCGCAAGGCCGACCCAAAGCAGCTTGTTATGACGCAGTCATCGTCGCTGCTCCCGGCGCAGAAAAAACTGGCAACCGTCATTCAAAAGTTCTTTAAAAAGGTTTCAAAAGATATGGCCCAGCAAGTTTCCGAACGTTACCAGGCGGCAATTGTCAAAGCGGACGACACCAAAACCATTGTTGAACGCATCCTCAAGGAGCTGGACTTTTCCGGCTGGGATATCCTTTATGACGATGTGCAGCCGATTTTAGAGGAGATTGCAAAAGCATCCGGCGCAAAAGCGTTGGCGCAAGTGCGGGTGAAGAATGAAAAAATAACGGAGCTGGTCAATAAGGATGCCGTAGAATACGCCCGGCGTCGGGCAGCGGAAATGGTCGGCCGCGCTTGGGTAGATGGAGAGCTTATCGACAATCCGAACGCACAATGGGCCATCACGGAATCAACGCGCGGATATCTCAGGAGCAATATCACCCAGGCGGTGGAAGAAGGCTGGTCGCCGCAAGCGCTGGCGGATCATCTTGCCGAGAATACCGGGTTCAGCTATGACCGAGCGGATAACATCGCCCGGACGGAGGTTGCCACTGCTCACACGCAAGGCAATTTGACAGGCTGGAAACGCTCGGGGGTAGTACAGGGAAAACAGTCCATTCTGGCAGATACCCACGATTACGAAGATGAATGCGACGTGAACGCGGCTGCCGGAGTTATTCCCATTGATGAGCCGTTCCCATCCGGGGATGACGGTCCGCCATACCATCCAAGGTGCACCTGCGTGGTCGTTCCGGTGGTGGATATGGAGGAAGACGGTAATACCTAGTTTTAAAAATCCTTCAAAACCCCTTTAACGTTCTTCAATTCGCGTTTTAAAGGTGGCACGGGTATAAATAGACGTACAGATAAAAACAAACGCTCTAAAGGGCAATTTAAAGGATGGTGAATGCTGTGAAAAACGGAAAAGCAAAGATTTTTGTTCCCATCGCAAAAGTAGACGACGACGAACGCATGGTCTACGGTTATGCGACCACCGAGGCACTGGACAACCAAGGTGAGATTATCAAAATTGATGCCGTGAAAAACGCACTGGATGAGTACATGAAGTTCGCCAATGTGCGCGAAATGCACCAACCCAGCGCAGTAGGCGTATGCAAAATGGCCACGGTTGACAGCAAGGGCCTGTATGTAGGCATCAAAGTAGTGGATGACTCGGCTTGGAAAAAAGTCAAGGAAGAAGTATACAAAGGCTTTAGCATTGGCGGCTCTACCATCAAAAAGGTTGATAAATCCATTGTAAAAATGCGATTGACGGAAATATCGTTGGTAGACCGTCCATGCAATCCCGAGGCCACAATTGAGCTTTGGAAGATGGACGCTTCGGAGCCGCTGCAAAAAGGAATGTACGAAGTATCCTCCCTGGCTGATTTTTTAGCCAGACTCAACAGCCTGCGTCAAGCTGTCGACGCAGAGGCTATGTACGAAAACGACGGCAGTCAGATTGGCAGCCGCATTAAAGACGCTATTGACAGCCTGGCTGGCATCTTGGTGGAAATGACCCAAGAAGAAACGGCGGAATTGACAGCAAAAATGGCCGCTGCCGACGATATTGCAAAAGCCGGGTCTAGAAACTCCAAGGATGATATGGCCCGTATTCAACAATTGCATGATCTTGCCGTGGAGCTTGGCGCGAACTGCGGCAGTAAAACGCCGGACAAAAAAGACGATAAGCCCGACGATAAGCCTAAGCCCGACGACACTCAAAAAAGCGAACCAATGGGCGAACTGCTCAAGGCGTTTAAAGCGGCTGCCGAAAATATGGCGCAGGCTGCAGCTGACATAAAGAAGATGGCCGCTCCGCCTGCCCCACAAGTTGTAAAGACGGAAATAGCCGTCGGTCAGGATATAAAAAAAGCGGATTTCTCGGCGGCTGTATCTGAGATTATGAAACGTCTGGAAAAAATCGAAGGCCAGCCGGCTGCGGCTAAAGTCATTTTAAAAGCGGTTGATAAAGAAGCTGACTCGCCCATGGCCAAGGTGGAAACGCAACCTGACAACACCGACCCATTGGCTGCAATCAGAAAAATCCATCAAGACGGCCCTATTGGCCGGGTATAAAAGGAGGAAAATCACATGAAAACCAACGTAACGCAGCAAACCATCGACATGGTGAAAACGGCCCAGCAAACGCCTATCGCCAAAGCGGACACCACAGGCATTACCCAGCAAAGCGGCCTGCAATATTACGACCTGCAGCCGGCAGCCAAGCTCTTGTATCCGGTGCTTACGCCGCTGCGCAATGAAATACCACGCGTGGCCGGTAAAGGCGGCGACTCCACGCACTGGAAAGCGGTAACCGGCGTCAATGTCGGACGACTCTCCCTGGGCGTAGCGGAGGGGCATCGCAATGCGGTTATGCAGACGCGCACAGAAGACAAGCTGGCCAAATATGCCACCATCGGCCTTGAAAACGCAGTGACCGATGAAGCGCAGCTTGGCGCAGAAAACTTCGATGACGTAAAAGCCATGGCTGTACTGAACCTGCTCCAGGCCACGATGATTGGCGAAGAAGCCTTGATTATCGGCGGTAACTCTTCGCTGGCTTTAGGAACGACACCGACTCCAACGTTGGCCACCGTAACAACGGGCGGCTCTTTAGCGGCCGCCACGGCAGTAAGCGTCATTGCCGTAGCACTCACCTTTGAAGGCTATATGTCCAGTTCTGTGGCCAGCGGCGTTCCTGGCGTCATTACCCGCACGAATGCGGACGGCACGCAGGATGCCTTCGGCGGCGGATCGGCGGCCAAGTCGGCAGCGGCCACCGTCACCACCGGAGCCGGAACCACAAACAGCATTACGGCCAGCGTAACGCCTGTAGCCGGTGCGGTCGGTTACGCCTGGTATTGGGGCGCGGCTGGCGCGGAAAAACTCGGAGCCATTACATCCCTTAACAGCGTAGTGATTAAGGATGTGGCGGCAGGTACTCAACTGGCATCGGCGCTGACTGGTGATAATTCCAAGAATGGCCTGGTGTTTGACGGGCTTATGACTCAGATTGCTACGCCTGGCAGCGGCGCTTACATGAAAATTATGCCTTCCGGCACTCCTGGCATTGGCACTGGACTTACGGCTGACGGCAGCGCAGGCATCGCGGAATTCGACGAAGCCTTCCGCTACTTCTGGGATAACTTCCGGGTATCGCCGGATGAAATTCTGTGCAGCGCCCGCGAGATCGGAAATATCACGAAAAAAATCATTGCCGGCGGCGGCTCTCCTCTCTTCCGCTTCAATGTGGATGCCCAGGCTGCAGCGTCTGGCGACTTCTCTTTAACTGCTGGCGTTGTCATTGGCAGCTATCTCAATAAGTACGCCATGGGCGGCGGGCAGCTTGTGGCCATCCGATTGCATCCGAATGTACCGCCCGGAACGACGGTCTTCCGCAAAAAATCCGTACCGTATCCTATGGCTAACATCAACAACATTCTGGAAGTGCGGTATCTGCAGGATTATTACCAGACGGAATGGCCGCGCCGCACGCGGGCATATGAATACGGCGTATACAGCCGCCAGGTGCTCGCCTGCTACGCCCCGTTCTGCTTCGGCATGATTAGCAATATCGCAGACGCGTAATCGCGACATAAAGGAGGAATTTCGTATGTGGTTAAAAGCGCCAGAGAATATGCCGTCGGTTAGCGCCGGCGGCAAGGAATACACGGTAGAATCCGGGCTTGTCGAAGTGCCGGACAACGTCGGCAAAGAACTCTTGGATCATGGTTTGACTGTCGGCAATGCGCCTGCAGGTAAAGAGCCTGACGGAACCGACGACAAAGGCAAAGGAACGAAGGATAAAGAACCTGCCAATGCAGGCGGTGACGATGCTAAAGGCAAAGCGTGAGGTGATGCGTCATGCAGGACCTTACAACCTTGCTAAAGGCGAAAGAATACCTGTCTATTTCTCCTGACGTCTTGGATGATGACGAATTGCTGGCGCGGCTCATTGCCGCCGCCAGCGCCTTTCTCCTCGGAGAAATGAGGCGCGAAAGCATGAATCAGGAATACTCTTTCGCCGCATCCTATGCCAACGTTCCGGCCGATGTGGAGGAAGCCTGCCTGGAAATGGTGGCCGCCCGCTTTAAAGGTCGAGATCGTATCGGCGAGGTATCCAAAAATCTTGGCGGAATGACGGTCAGTTATTCGCAAAAAGATATGTCTGATTTTTGCCGTTCGGTAGTGAACCGGTACAGGCGGGTGACGCCATGATCCAGGGGACGATTATCGGCACGGACGCATTGGTCGCACGTCTTGAAAATGTTCATCCCAAGGTACTGCAGTCATTGGAAAAAACAATGAACCGAGTCATGGCCAAGCTGCAGGCCAAGATTGTAACGGATAAACTCAGCGGCCAGGTTCTCAAAGTTCAAACAGGCACGCTGCGGCGCAGCATCACCAATGAAGTGACTGTATCCGCCACCGGCGTTACCGGCATGGTCGGCACAAACATGAAATACGCGGCCTACCATGAATACGGATTCAGCGGCACAGTAAACGTCCGGGAGCATCTTCGCCGGGCGAAAGTAAAAACGGTGTACTTTACCCAGGGACCGCGAGCCGGAGAAGCCAATTTGGCGGCTACCAAACGCAAATTAAAAACCCAGGAGCCGACCATCAAAGTGCGGGCGCATACCCGTAAGGTCGAATACCCGGAACATTCTTTCCTGCGTTCGGCCATGCGGGAAATGCAGGATGAAATCATGCAGGATATCCGACAGGCAGTGACCGAGGGGGTGCGTGGTTGATGGACCGTGAAGCGATTTATAACGCGTTGTTTGCCAAGGTATCCGCTATTCCTGGCTTGAAAACCAAGAGCAGGACTCTGCAGCATTGGAATGACGTGACGCCCACGCAGCAGCCGGCCCTATTCCAGGCGCAAGGCGACCAGGTAGCCGCGCCGATGCCCGGCGGGCCTACCAAGTGGACTTTTTATGTATCCCTGTACCTGTATTGCCACAGCACCAATCCGAAAGCGCCGCCAGCCACACAATTAAACCGCCTTTTAGATGCCATTGAAACAGCTTTAAAAGCGGATTTAACCGGGTATCAAAATTTAGGCGGCCTGGTGTTTGACTGCGGTATTGACGGGAAGGTAGAAACGGATGAGGGCCTGCTTGGCTCGCAGTCCATTGCTATTATCCCCATAAAAATTTTGGTGGTGAATGACGATGAGTGAAAAGACAAGTGACACGGATCGGATTGTGGATGAGTGGTTTCAAAACCACGTCCAAAACTCCCCTGCCTCCCGCGATGAACAGGTGTATGCTCACCTTTACCACGCAAAGGATGCGCTAAAAGCTGCGCTAAACAGCGGCGGTACAACACCGGAGGAAGACGAAACCATGGAAGGAGGAAATTAAAATGGGTCAATACAATTTTGGAGCGGGCTTTATGTTCGCTGTTCCGCCCGGCGCAAACCCTACGCCCCAACAATTCGGAACTATGCAGGAGGCGGGCATCGATTTTGCCGCTTCCAATAAATCTTTATTCGGGCAAATGCGTTTTGCCGAGGCGGTCGCCCAGGGGCAAATGAAAGTCACCGGCAAGGCCAAATTTGCCAAAATCAAAGTGGCCACCTATAACAGTATCTTTTTCAATGAAACCGTAAAGCCTGGCATGACACTGGCAGCGCTGAACGAACCGGGAACGATTGCGGCCGGAGGTATCACCGTAGCCAATAGCGCGACGTTTTCCCAAGACCTTGGTGTCATTGACGCATTAACCGGCAAACCATATACGTGCGTCGGGTCGGCTCCGTCCACCGGGCAATATAGCGTGGCTGCCGGCGTGTACACGTTCGCTGCCGGCGATACCGGCAAGGCTGTATATATTTGCTACCTGTACACGGACGCCACTAATGGCAGCAGCATCACGATTAACAACCAGCCCATGGGGGCTGCGCCAAGCTTTAAGGCTATCTTTAACGGGCGCTTTAGCGGCAAGCAGATTACTTTGATATTAAACTGCTGCGTATCGTCCAAGCTCAATTTAATCAGCACCAAGCTGGAAGATTTTTCGATTCCTGAATTTGACTTCGAGGCATCGGTCGATGCCGGCGGTGTGCTGGGACTGTTAAGCGCCAATGAATAACTCTATGAGGAGGATATAGACCATGGAACAGCAAGAATTGTATGAAGGCGCTCCTATTAAGGTGCGCGGGAAAGAATACATCGTGCCCGGCCTCTCCTTTGCTCAGTTGGAAAAGCATATGAAGGCTATTGAGCGCTTGAACGACAAGAAGAACAAAGGGGCACTCACTCCGCAAATTATGCAAGATATTGCCACTGTCATTCACGCAGCTATGTCCAGAAACTACCCGGATTTGAAACTGGATGACATCAAAGACATGCTCGACACCCGTAATGCCGGTTATTTCGTGCAGGTCATCATGGGGCTTTCCGGGTTTGAACAAGTGAGTGCTGCTGACGGTGGTCAGGGGGAAACGGAGCCTGTAGCTTAGCGGAAATCCCCTGGGGGGACATCTATTCTGAAATTGCTACAGCTACAGGCTGGACTTGGGATTATATCCGTCACAACATGACGTTCCGGCGGTACACCCAGATGAAGCGGTACTGGCGGAGAAATCCGCCGGTACATCGTCTGCTGGCGTGGATTGTAGACTACGAAGCACCACAGGAACCAGAAGAGAACAATTCGGCGTATGGTTCGGAACAAGCTGACGAATCGCCGGATGCGTTAAACAATTTGATACGCGACTTTATGGCGGCCGGAGGGGTGGTGGGTTAATGGCTGGCCAACAGGAAGAAATTCAAGTCAGGGTCATAGCGGACGCAGCGGATCTGGCTCCGGGCATGCAGAAGATTGTCGGCATGTTCCAGCAGGGGATGGATAATATTTCAAATTCCATTAGCATTACCGGCTCCACAGCGCAATCGCTGGGCGACAAAATAAAAGAAGGCGCCGACAAAGGCGGCGCGGGGCTTAAAAACCTGCAAGGAGAAAGCCAAAAGTCCGCCTCTCTTCTCGGTCAATTACAAAATGCCGTCGGCGGTCTGGGAAGTAAATTTGAGCAAATCAAAGCCACTGTGGGGGCTGCCGGCATTGCCATGACAACCTATCTCGGTTCGGCCATCGGCGAGGCCATGAAGTTCCAGCGGGCTATTGTCGATATGACCCGCACCACGGGAATGTCGACGCAGGCGGCCGGAGAATTCGCCTATGCAACCAAGCGCATGGCTGTAGATATGGATTCTTTCAACATGGCTATCATGGTCTTGTCGCGCAATGTAATGAACGCTAAAGGGCATCTTGGCGAAGGAAAAACCAAGTTCGAGGAATGGGGCGTGTCCATTACCACCGCCGAAGGCAAGCTGCTCAGCACCGACCAGATTATGCGCAACATCATGACCCGGTATAAACAACTTCCGAGCCAAATTGAACGCAACGCCATGGCGCAGGATCTTCTTGGCCGCAGCGCTAAAGACCTGGCAAAATTCCTAAATTTAGGCGCTGCCGGTCTGGATAAACTTGCGGAGGAAGCTAAAAAGGCCGGCGTTGACCTAGGGAATGTTGATACAGCAAAGGCGTTTATTGAAGCTGATAAGGCTGTGAAAACAATGAATGCAACGCTAGACCTTTTTAAGGTATCGGTTGGTTCTCAATTTTTGCCGATAGTCACTGTTCTTTCTAATGCAGTTTTGAACTTGCTTGACGCCTTTAATAAAATAGATCCCGTTATTAGAAATACGGGGGTTGTTGTTATTAGTGTAACTGGCGCTTTGGCAACTCTTTGGGGCGGCTGGGCGGCATTGTCAAAAATATTAATGACCCTCGGTGGACCGTTTGCTTCTATTGCCGGCTGGCTAAGCAAACTTTGGGGCCTCATCGGCAGCGGGGTTACTGCGCTGGGTGGGTTTATTGCGACACTATACAAAACCCATGTTGCCTGGCTGGTAGGCATGGGGCCGGTCGGATGGGTTATCGGCGCGTTGGAAGCGGTCGGGATTGCCATTGCTATCCTATACACGGCCTGGACTAATAACTTTGGCGGGATTCAACAAACAACCGCCGAAGCGCTGAATAACATTCTTTCCGCCTGGCATCAATTCACCAGCGCGTTGTCGCAAATCGGCAGTTCTATCATGCAGATTGTAAGAGCCATCGGCCAGGCGCTTAGTGACCCGGCCGGCGCGGCAAAATCCGGCGCGGAAGGGTTTCAAAACCTTATGGCTGGCTGGGACGGCGTCAAAATCGCTTTAGGAAACCTAGCGAGCGGAGTCAGGTCTGCCGGCGTGGCTGTTGGCGGTTCGTTTGTCGAGGGAATTAAACAATCCGTAAGCTCGGCTTGGAATAAGCTCACTTCTCGCCCTGGTGTTGAAACTCCCTCGGGCGGATCGGGAGACGGCGCGGACGAAAGCGGCGCGGATGGAGCTGGCGGCGACAAGGCCGGTGGAGCTGATGGGAAGACCGAGTCCGCATTTGCAAAGGCCAAGGAGCAATACGAACAGGACGTCCAGCGAGCTGAGTACACGGCAGCGGAAAAGCTGGCCCTCTATAAAAAGTATGTGGGTGGTGTTGAAAAAAGCGCCAAAGAACTGGTTGAATATAAAATTGCTCTGTATCGCATGGAAGCCAATGTCCTACAGGAATCTCTCAAGATGCAGGAAGCGGATTTAGAGATTTCCAAAATCAAGGAAGAAACTACCGAGAAGGACTATTTGGCAAAAAAAGCGGCTATTCGCAAGGCTTCCCTGGCGGCTGAAACGGAGTTTGAAGTACAAGCCCGGATGGAGATTCTTGGGCTGAACGAGCAGGAAAAGCAAGCGCAGCATGACAAGATTGAAGCTGAGGTTAAAGGTACACTCCGTTATAAAGACGCTTTAAAGAGCGTTTTAGAAGAGGAAAAACGCCTGGTCGAGTATCAGCGGGAAGTGGCCAATATTATATCCGCCATGGCCTCCGACAAGGCCAAATCTTCAATCGAGGATGAACGGCAGCGCGTTGAGGAACAGCGCGAACTCGGGCTTATTTCCGAACAGGAAAAAATCAACCAACTACAACGGCTGACGCAAGCCGAATATGAAGAAGACCAAAAACGCCTGGCTTTTGAATACCAAAACGCCAAGGAGGGCACTAAGGAATACGCCCAATACCTGCAGAAAAAGCAAGAGCTGGAACTTGGACATAACCGCAAGATGTCGCAGCTCAGTTATCAGCGATTCCAGGAGGATCATCGCTACCAGCTTGATTTTATCAAGGACATGCAGGACGCTTTCAGCAGCGCTATCACAGGGGTAATCAAGGGAACCACGAAACTGAAACAGGCATTCCGCGATATGGGCAATGCTATTTTGAATTCCGTTGTCAATAGCATTACCAAGCCGATGGTTGAGCGGTTCAGCGCATCCCTTACCCGGATGCTGGGACTGGACAAGCAATACCTGACCATGAAACAAACCATCGATGCTGGCGCGAAAGCAACCGAGCTGGCGGCAACGGCTCAAGGGGAAGCCGCAAAGACCGCACTTGTTACCGCTGGCGGACAAGCACAAGTGGCAGCAACGTCGGCAGCCGGCGCTGCTGCCACAGCAACGGCAACCGCCACAACGGGCGCGAACATGACAATGCTTGAATCTATCGGCACGGCGCTTTCGTCTATTCCCTGGTATGGCTGGGTTGGCCTGGCGATTCTCGCCGGGGTTGCCAGCGCCAGGAGTTCTGGCGGCGGTTCGAGTTCTCCACAGGAAGTTAACCTGGGGCGCAACCCGGATTCTTACTACCAAGCGCCGTATTATGTAGGGATGCCGTCTTATGACGTAGGCTCTTGGCAGCTCCCTAGCGACACGGTGGCCAAGGTGCATAAAGACGAAATGATTGTGCCGGCAAAAGGCGGCATGGCGGATAATGTCCGGGCGCTGTTGTCGGGGAAAGCGTCTTTGGCTGGAGCTGGCGGCCCTGCGGTGTTTTCACCGAATATCAGTATCAACGCCAGTGCAATCGACGGCCGAGGCATGAAAAAAGCACTTCAAGACGCCGGGCGCGACCTGGTGGATGTATTAAACAAAGAGTACCGGAATTTCAACCGACCAAGGAGGTAAGAAGATGTCCGACGCCGTCTTCCCGGAACTTCCTGGCCTCACATGGGACAGGGAGAAAAATCCGGAATTTAAAACCGTTATTCAGACCAGCGCTTCCGGCTGCGAAAAGAGCGCAGCCATGTGGGTATATCCGAAATGGCATTTTAAACTCAGTTATGAGTTTTTGCGCGATGACGGGACAATGCAAGGAGAACTGCAACAACTGATCGGCTTCTTCCTCGCCCGCCGGGGAGATTTTGACACCTGGCTATACCGGGACCCGGAAGAGTGCCGGGCGGTTAACCAAGTCATCGCCCTGGGCGATGGAGTGACAAAAGAATTTCAGTTAGTGCGCAATTTTGCCGGGTTTATCGAACCTGTTTTTGGCATCAAAGTTAAGCCAACTATTCTGGTCGCCGGCGCGGCTGCTGAGTTCGATTTCAATACCTGGGGGCTGATTACGTTTGCCGCTCCGCCGCCCGACCGCGCTCAGATTGTGGCCACCTTCGACTATTACTACCGTGTGCGGTTTAAAAACTCCATGATGGAACTGAACCAGTTTGTAAAATCTCTATGGTCGGCTAAAACTGTGGAATTCGCTTCGGTAAAAAGGCAGGGAATATGAATGAAACAGGCATCGGAAGCGCTTATAAATTTATTGCACAACAGCGACCAGATTTATGTCGCAGACCTATACACCATCATGCTAATTGATGATACGGTGCTGCGGTACACGTCACTGGATGAAAACCTAACCGTCGGCAATGACGTGTTCCGCTCTTTTACCATAGACCGAAACAATGTCAGCCAGCGCATTGGCCTGGAAGTGGATGAGTTGTCGATTGTTATGTATGCAAATCAAAACGACAAGCTGCCCAGCGGGGCCAGTGTATTGCAGGCTATGTGCGGCGGAGCATTTGACAATGCCATGCTGGCGCTGGAAGTCCTTTTCTCTCCCGTTCCGTGGCAGTATAATATGCCGGCTATTTCGGCAGATTACAAGCTGCTGCACTTTTTAGGCAGGATGGATATTGAGGAAGTGGACGGACTTCGGGCGGAAATTAAGGTAAAGGCTCTTACGGAGCTGCTGAATGTAAAGCAGCCGCGCAACCTGGTAATGCCGAGCTGCCTGCATACGGTTTATGATTCGCGTTGCTGCATCCAAAAAGCTAACTATGCAGCGGTGGGAACTATTGGGAGCGGCAGTACGAAAGCGATTGTATCTTGTACACTTTCGCAGCCGGCCGGGTATTTTGATATGGGCGAAATCCTGTTTAAAGACGGGCAAAACGCCTGCATCACCCGAGGCGTGCGACAGTATGGTAACGGGCGGATTGTTTTGTCTCATCCCCTGCCATATGCACCAGTGCAGGGAGATTCGTTTACGATATACCCAGGATGCGACCGAACCAAGTACACCTGCCTAACCAGATTCAATAATCTTAATAATTTCCGAGGGTATCCCTATGTTCCAACCCCGGAAACGTTGCTTTAGGCGGTGATTTTATGACAGAACAAGCGCAGCGTGCGGCAGTTGTGGCCGAAGCGCTCACCTGGCTAAATACGCCCTATCACCATATGGGACGTGTCAAAGGAGCTGGTGTAGACTGTGGCATGCTGATTGCAGAAGTGTTTGAACGTGCGGGGCTTATCCCTCACTTGGACATTGGATATTATCCGATGGATTGGCACTTGCACCGTGGAGCGGAACGGTATCTCTGCTGGGTATCGAAGTATGCAAACGAAGTGCAGCGAGATCCGCTGCCGGGAGATATCGTCTTGCACCAATGGGGCCGCTGTATTAGTCATGGTGCGATTGTGATTAAATGGCCAATGGTAATCCATTCTTATATTGGCCAGGGCGTTGTGCTGGCGGATGGCACTAAGGAGCCGTTGGCCGGCAGGCAACGGGCAATACATTCTTTTTGGGGGTGATGAGTCTTGGGAGGTCTTTTCGGTGGCGGCAGCACGATATCGCATGAAGAATCGCGAATCAACGCGCTGCGTATCCAACAAAGTACCTATGGGGCCGTCATCCCCATTGTTTTTGGTACGACTCGAATCACCGGCAATTTTTTGGATTATGACGATTTTACCGCCATTCCGCACACGACGACGCAGTCCTCTGGTGGTAAAGGTGGCGGTGGAGTTACCCAGACGGAAACCACCTACACCTATACTACGGCAATCATCATTGGCTTATGCGAAGCTATGGTGCAAAAGATTGGCCAAGTGTGGTCAGGGAAAGAAATTACCACGCTGGCGGCTAAAAGCCTGGAAATGTATCAAAACCAGATATGGCCATACATGCAGTCTAAGCACCCGGATAAGGCGCTGACATACAAAGACACAACGTATGTGGCCGGAGTAATCGACCTCGGTTCTTCGGGGGATATCCCAAATCTTTCTTTTGAAGTATTTGCGCTGTGCCAATACGGGCGCGGGATTATCGACGCTTTGCCGACAGACGTCATCCGCGAGCTGCTGGTCAACGACCAGTTCGGTATTGACTTCCCGGTATCGTGCATAGGCGATTTAACGTTATACACTTCCTATTGCATCGCAAACGGCCTGTTTATCTCCCCTGCTTTTACTGAACAAAAGGAATGCCGGGAAAATATCACTGATATATTGCAATGCACAAACAGCGAGGCGGTATGGAGCCAAGGAAAGTTAAAAATCGTACCATATGGGGATGAAGTGGTTTCGGGAAATGGCGTGACATACAACCCGCCGCCCGCTCCCTGGTACGATTTGGATAATAACGACTTCCTTCCTGATGATGACGAAATGCCTGTCATCTGTAAGCGAAGCAGAACTGCCGATGCCTATAATATTCAGCCGTTCGAGTTTTTAAGCAGGGCCAATGGCTACAACATTGAAACTGACGACGTGAAGGATGCCGCCAACATTGGCATGTTCGGGCCGCGACCGGCTGAACCAATTTCGATGCACTTTTTTTGCGATAAGCAGGCAGCCAAAACGGCAGCCCAGGGAATTCTGCAGCGAAAGCTCTATAAACGGAATCAGTACGAATTTAAAATAGGCTGGAAATATTACCGCCTGGAGCCAATGGACATCGTCACGCTTACGGAAGAGAATCTCGGCTTGGTTAAAGAGCCGGTGCAAATTGTTAGCATTGAAGAAATCGACAACGGCCGGTTTCAAGTTGTGGCCGAAGAGTGCCCGGCTGGCGTCCATGGCATAACGAAATATCCTTGCAAAGACGCTGAACGATCCCATATAAACTACAATTGCAGTCCTGGCGAGGTAGCGACTCCGATTATCTTTGAACCGCCGGCGGAAACTGTACAAAATGGCCTGGAATTATGCGTGGCCACTTGCGGCGGTACGAGTGATTTCTGGGGCGGCGCGTGCGTCTGGGTAAGCTATGACGGCGACACTTATAAGCAAATAGGGAGAATCACAGCTCCAGCCCGAATCGGCAAGTTGATTACAGCACTGCCGGAGGGGTACTCCAAAGATTATCAGAACAAACTGAGCGTGAAGCTGCAGGGCCGCGCCGATCTGCTCAGCGGTACTGCGGCTGATGCGGATATGAAAAATACTTTGTGCTATGTTGACGGGGAGTTTATCTCTTACGAAACGGCTCTTTTAAAGGGCGTCGCGCAGTATGATCTGTACGGGCTGCGCCGTGGAGCGTATGGGTCAGCTATCAAAAGTCATGCTGCAGGGAGCAATTTTGTCCGCGTGGACAATGCTATCTTTCATTATCCGTACCGTGTCGAAGATATCGGCCGCACCATTTTTATTAAGTTTACCAGTTACAATATTTTTGGCGTGAGCATGCAAGAATTGAGCGAGGTTGACGCGTACAGGTACACGATACAAGGAGCCGAACAAAGCGTGCCGGCGGTTAGCTTCACTGTCACCCAAGACGGCGAAAAGCTGACTGCTTCTCTAGACAGAACCTTCTTGGATTCAAATAATAATAGCTTTTTCTCTTATGAATTACGCTTCGGCAGTTCTTGGGATTCTGGGGTTTTAATGGGAATATTCTCAGGTTCAAGATACACGTTTGACGCCCCGCAGGAAGGGACGCTCACCTTTTGGTTGCGTGCTGTTGACAATAAAGGAAACGCTTCAAAGACGGCCGCCAGAGCTACGGTGAACGTGGTCGGGTTGCCTAAACGAAATGTATTGTTTGAACGTACCGACGCCCCGGATGTTTGGGCCGTAGAGAATATGTATCGGGTGGAAAACGGTTACACGCTGCAAGGAATAAAGGTCCTGCGGGATTACGAAAAGTTTTTTGATATCTTTGTGATTCCTCCTTATCTTACGGATTCTGCGTATATTTATTTGCCACTGATTGACCTCGGGGAAAATATCATAGAAAGTGACTGTTATTATATTGACCCCGTGGGTGAGTGGCATCTGCGCAGTGTAGAAACATTGCGGGATTACGGAAAGTTCTTTGATATCTTCGGAGCGCCTATTCACTATGTAACCCCAAAATATGCCGTTCAGACATTTGCGACCATCGACGTACAATATGACCACAAACAGAATGTTCGTTTAGAAACAGAGTATCGGGTCAGCTTCGACGGTAAAGTTTGGAGCGACTGGGTAACCTCTACACAGAAACAGTTTTATGGTCGTTTTGTGGCCATTCGCATCCACCCGGTTTCACTGGACGGGTTAACCAACACGGTAGTGCGCTCGGTAAAGGTCAGTATCGACGTTCCTGATCTGGAAGACCGAATCGTTAATGTAGATGTGCCGGCGCAAAAGACGCATGTAACTTTCCACCGTCACTTCACGCTGCCGCCGATGCTTGGGATATTCGCTCAAGATTTGAACGGAAAACAAGCGACCTGGCGCGTGTCGAATATTACAGAAACCGGGTTTGATATTGAGTTGCTGGATGCTAGCGGCAATCTAATCGCAGGCAAATTACCATTAATAATTGCAAGGGGGTATTGATATGGCAGAAACACTGGATCTTGGCATGGGGCCAGAGCAGGCGCTGCAGGTGTTGAATGCGCACGACCATTCTGTCGGCGGTGTTGGTGGGCCAATCGGCGAAAGTGCCATCGCTGATGGCGCGATAAGCACGGGAAAAGTTAAAAATAAAGCCATCACGGTCGAAAAGCTGGATGATGGAGTCTTGAAGGCAATCAGCGACTCTCCACTGAATCCGCTGCAGGCATGTTCAATCACTTATAATGCAGCGGGACAGCCGGAAACGGTCGTATCAGAGGGTAAAACCTACACTATGACCTATGACTCGAAGAAACGGCTTAACACTGTGAGCGATGGACTTAAAACCATTCAATGCCAGTATAACGAATGGGGACAATTTACAGGGACGGTGATTGTATTATGACAAAACGATTTTTTCCTAAAGACTGCGGAATTGCTTTTGTGGCTGATGTGGCAATCGACGGCGACCATATAAGTGTGCCGGACTTCGTCTTTGAGCTAGACGGCAAGGAACATCAAATCACCGGCGGAGTCTTTGACGTTGTGGTTGGTGATACGATTTACATTACACCACAAGGGCTTCAAAAGGTGCCGGAAAAAGAGTACCCGGAACATTTATTTGAAAGTGGATCCGCTTACTGGCTTGTAAGTAAAACGAAAGACGACATTCTGGTATTGGAGGTAGAGAAATAATGATAGTCATTCAAGCAAACAATTTCCCTCAATATAGTATTGGTGCCGATGCCGTTTTTGAACCGCTCTTTTTGCCGCCGGATGGGAATAGAACGCGCTTTTGTATTGGATGGTCTGGGTTAGGCCGCTACACAGCCGGCACTCTCCGCCTGTGGCGCAATGGAGTAAGTTTAGCGCCGAATGTTGATTTTATCGAAGAAGATAATGGCATGTTCTATAAATTTACTACCGCCCCTACGGGAAAGCTCTTGGAATATATGGTTTCCTATGTACCGAGAGCGACCGATAAAGCCTTTGCAACTGGAACCGACGAAATGTTTCTGTTCCCTAACTGGTTGGGCGCGGTTGGCATTGGCGATGCCTTCTGGATCGGAAGACATGCAGCTTCAAGAAGTGATGCGTCAAATACGGCTGTCGGAACCTCAAACGTGCCGAGTTCACGGCGCAGTGTTGTTCCGTGGTGCTCGGTAGACTTTGCGACCGCCAAAAGTGCTTGCTTCGCCAAAGGAACCGGCTGGCATATCGTACAGAACCGCGAGTGGGCAAATATCGCACGCTGGTGCAAGCTCCTGGATATTTACCCGACAGGAAACTCGGCCAGCGGCGTAGATGGTATGGGCGTCGCTCATGCGCCCGATCCGACAGTATCGGGAAGAGCGCTTACCAGCACCGGGCCAACGACATCCAGTCATAACTTGCTGCCGAGTGGCATATACGACCTAGTCGGCAATGTTTGGGAATGGATTGATGGCGTACAGCTTCAAGGTGGTGTATTGTGGATTTTCGATGGCAACAATGCTTTGGTGACTACTGGGATTAACCCTACTTTTGGATCTTCTGGCGGCGCATTTTCATACCTTCGTACAGACGCAAACCTTGTAAACGAATGCATCCCAGCCACGACCGGAGAATCTTGCAGAGGAAATGATGGTTTCTGGTTTAGTGCTTCCGGCGTTACCCAACTTCTAAGAGGTGGCGGCTGGGGCAACGGTGCCCTCGGCGGGCTGTTTACGTTCGGCGTCAACGGTGCCCCGTCGGGCTCCGGTACGAGCGTTGGCTTCCGCCTCGCAAAGAGCATGTGATAATCTGAAATCTGTAATCTGAAAATCTGGAGGTTTTTAAATTGGTATCTGACCTAGCTATTTGGCAAAAAATCGTGGATATGACTGCATACGTCATCCCGGTATGTAATAAATTTCCCAAGAACCAACGCTTCGTTTTAGGACAGCAAATTCAAAACAAATTACTGCAGTTGGCAACAACGACGATTGAGGCCAATAAAGCTAGGAATAAAACTCAATTACTTGATAAATTAGACACAGAATTGGATCAGTTTCGATTCTTAGTCCGGGTTGCTGCTACCTTAAAACTGATGCCAGGACAACAATATGAGAACATTGCTAAGATGACGGCAGAAGTAGGCCGTATGTTGGGCGGTTGGCAGCGGCGTTTTCGGGCATAAATTAGGGCGGCGGCTTATAGGTGGCAACTGGGGCAACGGTGCCCTCGACGGGCTGTTTACGTTCAACGTCAACAATGCCCCGTCGAACTCCGATACGAACATTGGCTTCCGCCTCGCAAGCATGCAATTGCCCGAAGACGTCCGCTTCTCCGGTCGTCCTGTGCTCATGCTCTTGGAGCCGCCGTCCTTCCTCTCAGAGGTAAACAGCAAGATGTCAGCGTCCGGCTGGTAGCGTTTGCGAATGTGGGGCGACTTTTATTACTCAGGTGATAGTATTTGAAACGTTTTGGAAATTTATACGAAAAAATTTACGATTGGCAGAATTTAATCTCCGCCTATCAAAAAGCACGGCTAGGCAAACGATATAAAAGTGATGTGCTTCGCTTCTCTCTTAACCTTGAAGAAGAAATATGCAACATTCAGAACCACCTGATATGGGGAACATATAAACCAGGCGACTATTATTTGTTTAAGGTATATGAGCCGAAAGAAAGAGATATAATGGCCTTGCCTTTTAAGGATAGAGTGGTTCAGCACGCTCTTGTAAACGTCATTGAAGCGCTGTTTAACAGGTCTTTTATTTATGATAGTTACGCTTGTAGAGTCGGGAAAGGCTCTCAGCGTGGAATGTTGAGAGCGCAGGAATTTATACGCAGGGCTGGTCCTGGTTGTTGGATACTCAAGGCTGATATAAAAAAGTTCTTCAATAATATTGACCATTCTATCCTTAAAAGAATACTTATAAGAAAGATAAAATGCCGCAAAACCCTTTGGTTATGCGGCCAATATATTGATAAGCACGGAGGCAAGGCTGGAATACCTATAGGAAACTTGACAAGCCAGTTATACGCGAATATCTACCTGGACCAATTGGATCATTATGTTAAAGATATGCTCGGTATAAAATGGTATGTTAGATATATGGATGACTTTATGATTGTATGTAAAACAAAAGAAGAGGCATATAATTTAAAGAAACATCTTGCAACCTGGTTATGGGAAAACCTTCGTATGGAGTTTAACAGCAAAACCCAGGTGTTCCCCGAAAGGCAAGGAGTAAACTTCCTGGGCTATAGAATCTGGCATAATGGTATTAAAATAAGACATACAACGGTGCGAAGGTTGAAAGGTAAAATCAAACGTTTTAAACGGATGAGGGTAAAAAGAAAAGCATCGGTAGCTGATATTATACCGACGCTGATGAGTTGGCAAGGTATGGCAAAATGGGGGAATTGCAGGACGATTGAAAAGCGGATTTTTAAACTATTAAACGAATGA